GCATCATCTGCAATCTCTGGCCTGATCTCATCATGACCACCGGCAACACGATCAATATCGGCCTGAGTGCGTTTGGCTACGGCAGCCTTTCGCATCGAGCGCATAGCCATAAAAAAGCCGTCTGTCAGCACGCCCAGACCAAGCCCCTCGATGGCGTTCTTGAATCGCCCTTCCGCTTCGCTGTCGTCAGGTTTAGCGGCAAGGTAATCAGTGACCGGGTTTTGTAGTTCTGGCTGGCTTTGTATCAGGTTCGATAAGCGCTGGTCGTGAGCATCAAAGAAACCGGCATCAGCAACCGCACCTTTTACGGCTGCTTGCCCATACTTGCCTGCAGTGCTTGCAGCCGGTGCCATTGGCAGGATCTTGCCAGCGACCTTGAACCCGGTCAGAAACTGCGATACCCCTTTGATCAGATTGCCGGTCACTGATTCAGGATTGTCCACGTCCGGCAGTTCCATCATGTCTGCCAGCCGCTTGCCTTTGTACTCGTCAGCATCAACCAGCGATACACCATCACCATCAACACTGATAACCGGCAAATCAAGAGACTTTTCTATCCAGTCGCCTGCACTTTTCGCCAGGTCAATGGCTTCCTGATACGCATCGCGCACACCGCCAACAATCGCCCGGGGTGTTTCGGTTGCACCCTTTACGACATCGCCAACAACAGCGCCCACCGCCCCCATAGCTCCCGTGGCGGCTTTTGCGGCATTGGGCGCCTCAGTAGTGGCAGCTTCTTTTTCCTTGCCAGAGGGAGAAACAGCACCACCATAGCGCTGCAGCAATTCAGCACCGGCAGAGCGTTGTGCGATCAGATTGCGCTGGTTCAGATAATCATTGCTTAGGTCATCATTGGCTTCCGGCATTTACTGAACCCCTTGATTCTTGCGATTGATAGCCTCTTCCCATTCTTTGAGCAAGGCGGCCTGCTTGTTGAACTCATCCTCATCGATAACCCCATCCTGGAAGGCGCTAACGGTTTGCTGCATGGATGATTCAACATCGAGCGCCTGACGGCTGCCAACGGCAAAGCGCGGCAGTGGTTTGGTCAATGTAATGTTTTCATAATCGATCAGGGCATATTCCTTGACGATACGCTGATACGCATCGCGCGCCTGGCCGTCTTCCGCACCGGGGTTTTTCAGTGCCCAGTCCTGCCAGTCGTCCATTGCGGAAGCTTGGCGCTGTGCAGCTGCTGGATCAGGGTTCATGTCGCTGACCTGCAGGGCACGGCCTATGAATTGCTCTCCCCGTTTGAACCAGTTCGGCACACTGGCAATACCAATATTTTGCTCTGAACGACTCACCAGCTTGTCATAGTCGGTAGATTTCAGCTGGCCTTTGCGTAGATGGGTTCGCGCCTCTTCTCGCACGTCTTCGCCATTGGACGCCCTCATACGGAGGTCAGCATAAATATTACGATCAGTCACGCCGGCACTATCGGTTCGAAGCTGCTTGTAAAAATAGCGGTAATCCTCTTCGCTGATATCGTCCCGATTCGTCTCTATCCACTCTTCGGTTAGCTCACCAGCGGAAAGCAACTTATCCCCTGCTTTTGACATAAGCTCCTGCGCTTCTTTTTCGTGTCGCTCCTGCTCACGTCGCAAGCGATCCTCTTCTGAAAGCTGTTTTCTCAAGTTCGCTTCAGATTGCCGGGTTGCCTTTTCGAGCCACAACATTTGTTTTTCGCCGCTTAAACCTTCGTATTTCCCTTCGAGCAGTTTTTTGGATGCACCGTCAGGATCGTCAAGAATATCCTTTCTGACTCTGGCGCCCACAACATCATCCTGGAACTGTAGGCCAGCTTTCACGCCCTCTTCAGCGGTCAGAATGCCGCTGTTATACGCATCCTGTATCAATAAATCCCCTTTTGCTTTAACCAGTGTTTGCTGCTCTTCGTCGCCAGAAACGGCCAGCTCTGAAAGGCTGGAAAGATTCTGTGTTAAGCCTGCTTTGTGCTGATCGATCTGACCATTAAATGAATGACTGCGAACCTCAAAGCCTTTTTTGAACGCCATCTGGCCAAAGTTGTTTTTCCACGTTTCGTAGCCGTTATTGTCACCCTTGAAGTGCTCCTGGTATCGCTTGTCTATGGCTTTGACGGCTTCCTGATAGCGATCGTATTGAGTGCCATAATCCCGATCATTTTGCTTCATCGTGTAAACGTATTCTTCCAGCTCAAGGCCCGCATTGGTTGCAGCCCCGGCCACTTTCAGCGCTCGTTCATTGCTGGCAATTTGTGAAGCTGTTTGTGCCCCAATCTCCCCAAGACGTGAAATCGCATCGATGCCCGATGTAATGCCCGCCCCACTGGGAGATCCCTTGCTGACGTTTGGCGTTGCAAAGCCTAAATTGTGCTGGCCAATTTTCACTTTGGACCCTCCGGTGTGCCGTGCGGAGTCGAAGATGTTTTCCACCCCTTGCCATAATTGGAGCCTGCAGCCAGAGCTGTACTGGTAGCAGTGGCATAGCCTGCAGTCTGTGCCTGTGAACCCTGCAAGCGCAATGTCTTGGCCTCCGCCCGTAATCGGCTGGCTGCATCCAGACTGTCATCCACACCGGTTAGCGCATCCATTTCACCCGAGTAAATAATGTCTTCATTGATCCGTAGCGCTGTTCCTTCGCCAACGTCCACACCAGCGGCGCCCATTTGCGCCGTGGCTTCTCCGGATTTCATGCGGGCAAGCTTGCGGATACTGTCAGCACGTACAGCCGCCGCGCCTTTTTCGGCGTCTGCGTCTGCCTCGGCCTGTTTGGCTTGATAGTTGTTGAATTTCTTTTGTTGTTGGCCGCTCCGCACCGCTGCCGTTGTGCCAACAGCAGCCGAGGCAAGCATGGCAATCTCAAAACCTGTACACATTAGCTTTTCCCCACATATTCAAGCACCACGCCAACGCGACGATATCCAGCAGCTTCGTAGAGTTTTGCGGTTGCTTCGGTGTGCACGCCGGTAGTGACACCTGGCTGAATAATCACGGCGTCTTTGATTCGCGCCCATTCAGTGAATGACTTTAAAAGCCGCATGCCTGCGGTGCTGCCACGATGGCTCGGCGAAATATACAGCGCGTAATCCCCGGCGATCTTGTCATGCGAGCAAACATGCTCAACCACATAGCCGATAAATGCGCCGATGATTTCACCATTGGTTTCTGCGACCAGCACCAGATTGTCATCCGTTTGTATCGCCCAGATAAAAAAGTTTGCCATCTTTTTGGCGTCGAATGTCAGTATTGAATAGCGCGATTCTTCGTGCATCTCTGCAGCCAGCAATACCAGATGCTCTACATCGCTCAGTTCCGCTCGTCTGATCATCAGCTATTCACCGTCAGCTTTTTAATCACCGCCAGCACGTGGAACGGCAGTGGATTGTCAGCTTCAATTAAAAGTTCGAAGGTTGTATTTATGCCCAGCAATTCCAGTGATAAATCCCCCGTGTAGGAAGGTGGAGGCTGGTCGAGTAGTTCAGATCCAAGGCGGCGAAAATCCTTGTAGGTGCCGTTGATCTTCAGCCCGACCGTATCCAGTACGCGAAGCGTCACTTCTGACACGCTGACCCGGTTGCCTTGCGAGCTGCCAGACTGCGTGACAAGCTCAGGGTTGAGCGTTGTCAGGCTTGGCCTTACCGGCAGCCCGATCTGTACGGCATAAGCGCTGCGTTCAAGCGTGACCTGCCCGCCGCTAACAGCTTGTTGCTGCATGACTGCCCCGTCTGCAACTATATCCACGGTTTCACCTTCGAGGTGATCGAGTCCGGTCCATGTTGCCGCACCAATCGAACTAGTGCCTGTTACTGCACTGTGAAGGCTATAAACAGCATTATCAAAACGCTCGATATATCGAACCGTTGCGCCGTTAATCGTGCGCTTGACCTCGACCCACGTGTCATCGCCAGTGTCACCCGGTATTGATTCGACCGACTCATACTCTCCGTCCGTGGTTTGCCTTGCCCATGAGATAACGTTTTCATCGCGATCGATGCACATGGTCACCATGACGCCGTCACTGCGCACACCCCACACAATGGATTCCGGTTCCTGCTGATACGCCAGATCGACAATGCCGGGGCTGGTGATGTGCTCTGAAAGCTTGGTGAGATCGATAGAGCCAAAGGAGTCTTTTTCGAACTGGTAAGCCATCGCGCGAAGCTTTGTGCCTGCCCGCTGGATGTAGCAAAGCTCATTACCCACCCGTACCGGTCGGACATCATTGCAGCCGTAATCGGTTGGATCATCGATCTGGATATTGCTTGGAGTGAGCGGCTTATCAACACCGCCCGTGATAGTGAACTCGCCGCCAGAGGTTAGCGCCGAAAGCTGCCGCTTGATTTTCTCAAGGTGCAATATCGGGTTGTGTTCACTGACTGATAGGGTGTAATAAATTGCGTCATCGTCATTGGTGCCCAACTCAAAATTAAGATATTCACCCGTGCGCGATGCCCAGAATGAATGCGGGTAATACGTGGAGCCAGCAACAACAAGGCGCTGCTCATAGAACGTGCCACAACGTGGATACCCTAGCGTACTGCTCCAGACAGTGGATTCCAGTGACCATGCCAGTGCAGGTGCTGCAACATCGGCACTTAATGCCTGCTTGATCTTTGCCTGCACAACGGCGGTGGATACGTAGTTGGTGATTTCACACAGCCCGCTATTGATGCGGACGTACTTACCCACATCATCGGAGCGCCAGCCTGCGGACTGGTTCAGGCGCTTTGCCAAGCCCAGTGTTGATACTGTACCGGGATCGGGCGACAGCGTATAGTTAAAATTGTTGCTATCCGTAACTGTGATGCTGTACGTGCCGTTGTAGGCTGCCGGTACCGCCTGGCTGATATTGACTGAATCACCTGTTGTGTAGCCATGATTGTTAGCAGTAACCGTAACCGTGCTAGTCGCATCGTGGGAAAGCCCCGTAATGGTTTTTTCTGCCTCGGAAAGCGTCAGCGTGATCTCTTCGCCAACCGGTTCATGCTTGGACGGTGAGCAGCTGCGCTGGGGTGAGCCTTCCAGTGTCCAGTCACCGGAGGCAATCGAGGTGCTTTCAAAGGCCATCTCTATGGTGCAGGTCACTACCGTGGTGCTGGTGTAGCCGGTAATAACGGCAGAGCCACCGCGATAGCTGATTGATCGGCCTACATCGGCGTGCAGAAAAACCGCTGATCCAGCGGTAAAGGTGCGACCCGTGCCGACTGTAGAGGCTGACAAGGTCAAGGCTGCTGCTGGTTTGCGCCCCTGTTCGGCAAAGGGTTCAACAACAAATGGCGCGTTGCCAATTACCCAATAGTCAGAATCATAGCGCTGTAGCCGTTGTGGAAAGACGCTTTCATGAAACAGGAAAATTGTATCGGATCCGCCGACATATTCCATTTCAAACAGCTGTGATTCCGTAAATGGCGTGACAATTTCGTAAGGGCTACCGCCGCTCATGACCTGCGAGCCGTCCTGGTTAAACACCCGCATGTACAAATGACCAAACTCCAGCATGTGGGCTTGGGTTTTACTGAATTCAAAGCGAATCAATCGGACTTTCTTGTCGGCATACTTGGTGCTGGCGACAAACTTGGTACCGGGAGCTGACTTGCACCCTCCATGAATCAGCGGTAAACAGTTTTCAATATACTTGGCGCCATTCTTGTAGCGCTCAACATCAACGCGCCCCAGCATACGCGGGGAGACTTCACCGGCTGTGAAGTTCGTTTGTACTATGGTGGCTTCGGTACCCTGGGGCATGATCTGGACCCGTAGTTAATAACGTGAGTTCAGCAAAGGAAAGTCGCCAAGCGTGGCGGGAGATTCGTCTTGTCCATCAACAGCTCTGGCCTGTCGTAATGCCATTTCGAGCTTTCTGGTTTGCATCTCTTCTTTGGAGGTTGATTTGGTGATGGCATAGGCCATCGATGCAGCCATAGCGAGCTCAGTGCAATGAATCAGCATTTTGTCCCAGCTACCAACATCAGTGTTTTGCCACACATAGCGAAGTTTGAGCGTTGCGGTATCCGTCAGCAGAAAACCGCTTTCAATGCGATGGTCAAAGTCTTCGTAGGCAACGTCATTGATATCCAGTGTGCGCAGCCAGTCGCCCGGCAGCGCGAAACGATAGTCATAACCAAACGCGGGAGCGGTAACATCTGGCGACAGTACCACGCGCTTAACTGCACAGTTCCATGGATGGCTGCGCAAGATAAACATACTGACAGAGGGCCACAAATTGGCGCAGATGCGCGCACGATCCAGACCACCGGAACCGCCAGCATCATCGAAAGAGTTGATGGGTTGTGCACCAAGCATCAATAAAGCGTTAGAACAAATGGAAACCTTGCTAGCCATATTGATGCCTTAAAAAAGAGCCCACCGAAGCGGGCTAATCATCGGGAAAGGTCCTGCATTAATCGGGTGTAACACACTCCACTTCAATGCGCATCTGCGCGTCATCCGTTGGGTTTGCACCGGTCAGCGTGGCATACACCTCGCAAACCTCAGTGGTGACATACTCAACGCCAGCGGCAACCAATGCGCCGTTGTTGAGTGCAGTTCGCCCAGCTGCTGCCACATCGGCAGAAGCGGCAATACCGTCCGCATCGATGGCCGTCTTGGTGGCAAAGTTACGGATACCCACATCCAGCGTGACACTGGTGCCCATCGCTGCATGACTCACAAATGAGTTGCAAGGAAAGCGTGTGCCAATCGGCAAGGGAATGCCTGAAGCAATCGTGTCATTCTGCGCCCAGGCTGCCGTATCAGGCGAGGTAATCACAACAATGCGCTTTTTGCCGTACGCTTCATTGGGAGCAAGTTTTGTGTTTGCCGCAATCTTGGCGGCTTGTTTTGAGACTATTTCGGCCATGGTGTTGGCTCCTGTATTAAGTCAAAGGTAAGCCCCTGTCTCCAGAGGCTAGCCGCTCATTATTGGAATGCGATCTCAACAACCTTGGCTTCTTCAACACGGGTGCAACCGTGAGACGATGCCATTGATGCCTGCATGGTGTTTTTCTTGTCCTTGCGACGGCACACATCGCCTTCAGTAAATCCGGTGCCGAAATGGGCGGCAGACTTACAGTAAGCAATCGTGTACTTGGTTGAACCATCATCATAGATGCGCTCGTAAGGGATCCAGTTGAATGACATCCATTTGGAGCTGATATCACCATCCTGCAGCATCTTGACAGCCATGTAATCGGCACTGGTAAGCGTGGTGTCGCTCAGGATATCTTCCAGCATGTCGCTGTCGTAAATCATGAACAACTCTTCGCCGTTGTGCTGATCGCTTTCATTCGCGCGGAATATCTTGCGCGCCTGAATCAGCTTGGCTTTTGTCATACCGGCAGAGCCGTGCACGATCTTTTGTGCCGAAGGAAGAGCAACAATGGTTCCATCCTTCTTCACGGAGTTACCGCGCAACGCATCATAGATAATTTTATCTTTGCGAAGGTTGGCCGCCTGGTTCAAGCGAGGAATGTAGCCCTGACTGACCGGATTGATCAGCATTTTTTGCTCGTCCGCACGATCAACGGGGAAAGCTTTGAAAAAGTCCTTCATCGTTGCAATGCGGGTGTTGTGCTGGATGTCAGACCACACAGTGTCGCCATGGCGCGTGTTGTCTTCGTCAAGCTCATCGACAGCCGCCAGCGTGTTGGCTGTGAAAGATTCGCCGGTAATGATTCCGCGATCGTGAACAGTGCCCACAAGACGCGATTCGTTCTGTTGTGCTTCCAGGTGCAGGCCGCTGTCAAACTGGCGCACCATTGCGTTTGTGATTGATTCTGGCATTGTGAAAATCTCCAATGAACGTTAATGATTTTCAACGCCTTCAGGGTGTCCATTGCTGGGCCTGCAATACTGGATCTGTTACCGGCTGCCGTAAAAATCCAGGGTTATTGATCGGGTGTCCACGTACCAGGTGGGCCGTTGATCAGGATTTTTACGCTGGTGAGTGGTCGGATTCCCGAACAAATGGGAAGAATAAAAAGGGGAAGGTGTCACTTCCTTGTGACATGGGGAAACTAGGCGACAGCTTCAGTGCCGTATTTTGATTCGTAGAACAATTTGACTTTCTTGCTGACAGCATCGTGATCAGGGTGGCGCGGATTGCGGTAGGCCTCTGATGTTTCGAGTGTGCTGATTGACTCACCGCCAAGCACTTCATCAGGGTTTGGTGCTTTATCTTCTGCCATCTCCTTGCCAAACAACGCTGCAACCTTGATGAAATCCGGATCGTTACCAAACTTCTTGTCAATGGTTTCCACCATCTCTTCAGGCAGGCTTTTAAAGAATTTGCTGGCGTCCTTGAGGTTTTGGTTCAGCTCCGCATCGGACTCCCATACGGTTTTTAATTCAGCCATGCACTCGTCGCTATTAAGTTGAGCATTGCCCTGCAGCAGATCAGGCGCAAACTCATTCAATGCGTGCTCGACGACATACTGAACCTGTGCATTGGTCATGCCTCTTGCGTGGGCACCTTTCAAAAAGCCCTGGTTCTTTTCATCGGACATAAATTCTTCAGCGTTAAAGCCTTCCCCAAGCTTT